GAACAGTAGTAACGCCCGAAGAGACAGCACCAACAATGTCTGCTACGCTGGTTTTCTTAATGTTATTGCTGTCATCAACGTCAGCTACAAGCAGCAAGTCGCCAGAGGCAACACTACTTCCAAGATCAGTAGCGCCATTAATATCAACGGCAATTGTTACATCAGAATCAGAACCAACAAGAACGTTGTCTGCACCGCCAGTTAATCCAGCGCCAGCAACCAAATCTTTTTGTGCATCTGCCTCTGTTAATATTTTCTTCCAAACTGCACTCATGTCTTATTTTTTTGTAAAGATAGTATTTTTATTAGGATCCGCTAACCCCGAAGTATAGGTTGTCAGCATTGTCTGCGTACATGCCTCCCTCAAATGCTGCGGGAGGAGTGCTAAATCTCTTGAACTTAACAGTGCCGTCCAAGTTTATGCTTCCAGTTCCATTAGGAGTGAGCTGTATGTCACCGTCAGTGGTGCTAGTAAAAAGGGACCTAGCCTGTACGTCGAGGTTGGCACCAAGCTGAGGAGAAGCATCTTCGCTTACGTTACCTATTTTCCCATTTATGTTTGCCGTGTTCGCACCGATTGCGTTGGCGAGCGAAGCATCACCAAATTGACGCTGAGTAATCTCGTTTGCCAGTCCAGGTACAGCGGCAAAAGAAATAGTGCCACTACCATCAGTAACAAAAACCTGATCGGCAGAACCGTCAGTAGCGGGAAGTGTATAGGCGGTGGGTACCCCTACTCCGTCTACTCCGTCTACCCCCTTTTCACCTGTGTCACCTTTAATTCCTTTCTCGGTAACTGTTAGCGAGCTAGCGGCTGGAGACAGCACAGAAACCCCAGCTGGGCTAGGGGACGTGACGTTAAGGGAGATAGCGTCAGGTATGGTTACTGTGATTGACTCAGGCATATTATCCAGAAATATCTTCGTTTACCTTGAATGAGCCCCTGAGAATAGTCGTTACGGCACCGTCTACGTTTTGCTGGATGTCGTAAGTAAACACGCCGACAGGAAACAAAGACATGACGCTGGCCGATGCCGTGACCTTTACGGTTCCGCTATCAGTAATGTCTGTAAACTCAAAACCATTGTCAAGGCTGCTATCAACCTTTGAAACAGATTCAGATCCAACGCTCGATGCAACAACCTCTCTTTGAACTGCTTTGCCTCTGCTTTGAGCTGGATTTGTTTTTACATCCATCAAAAAGCTGTAGCCTAACGTAGCGAGCTGAATGGCTGTACCGCTAGAATCTTTTAAGGTCAGGGTAAGCGAGAAGGTATCACCTCTTCTGCAAGTAATATCAAGCTTTTCTGATACGTCTAAGTTTACCTTGTTTGCCATTTTAGCCTAAAAATGAGTTTGCGACGCCATCTACACTGTCAGCTGCCTCTGGCAACGGACCGCGTGAACCCTGTCTTTGAGAAATTAGTTTACTTTGTTCTGCTGATTGTTTTTTGACCCTCTCGTCTTTTCGGTCTTCTTTCAAGACTTCGAGCTTTTCCTTAAACTCTTGTTCGTCTGTCTTAAAGCCTAAAGTGGCCTGAGCCTTAATTAATTCTATTTCTTTTCTGAACTGATGCTTGACTTGTTCGAGCTGCCCCTCCAGTTGTGCCTTCAACTGAAGCTGCTGCGCTTCCAGCTGTGCTTCCATCTGCATCTCTTGCATCTTGGCTTGAGAAGCAGCCTGAGCGGCTTGCTGGGCTGACTGCGCCTGCATCTGTGAATTCTGCATAGCCATCTCTTGCTGCTTAGCCATACGCTTTTTGCGTCGGACCACAAGAAGCCTCTCAGCCTGGTTGACGTCCTTCATATTTCTGATAGCAATAGCATCTTCGATGTCTAGCTCTTTTTGCTGAATAGACATCTGGATGTTTTGCTCCAGATAAACCCTGTCTTTATCCTCCATCTCTTTGACGACCTGCACCCCGAAGTTGTACATAGGTAGGTCACTGAAAGAGGAGATAACAGACATGTTTTCTTTGCCTATCGCGTTCTCGTAACTTTTGTACAAGACGCAATCCGTCGGCAGGATTTGAATGCACTTTACGATATCCTCGCACACCTTTTTGTAAAGGATCATAGAGGCATTCGTAATGTCATAGATAGCGTTGTTGCCAGCAGCAATAGCGTTCTGTTGAACACCCACCAAAGTATCACCCTTTGGAGTAGACGCATCCATCATCTCATTGATTCCCGTAGTATCACGGATCATTCGGAGATAGTGGTTATACAGACCTATCAATTCGTTGATGTTTCGAATGCTGTTACCGATCTCTCTTACGGGGGGATTCTGGAACCCGCCTTCTGGGTTCTTGCTTCTGTAGTAAAATACGCCAGTCTGCTCGTAGATATCGTGAAGATCCAAAGGCTGGAGCTCACCACCCTTCCCAAGCTGCACATTCTCCAATCCCTCGATGTCAATGATCAAGCCGTCTGGTTTCGCTTTTGCGATAGCCTGCTGGATCTTGAGGTGCGTCAACTGCAACATATCCGCAAAGCCAGTGCAGCTATCCACCATCGACTTTGGAATCATATTCCTCATGTTGGTAGCGGCAACAGAATATGACAGCCTACACCTCGACAAATCGTGAATGTTCTTAGGGACGTTCTTTGTCATCCCGTAGTTAAACATCACGTCAGATCCACCCATCACATAACAGCCGCCATAGACGGTAGATATCTCCATCTTGTGAGGCTTTCTGTCAAATACACTCCCCTGCTTTTCTTCATATTCAAACCCCTTCATGAAGAAGTTCACATTGCCAAATCTGTTCTGCTTTTCTTCGAAGTAGATGCAATCGACAGAGATGAACTCAAAGTCCAGGACGTCCACCATGTACTCGTCGTAACCATACTCCTGGCGCATGGAGCGTTTGTTGTATGATTTTCTGCTGTACGCATTCGGGTCGTTTCCGTCTCTGTTCTTTGCGGCTTTGGCGATCTTCTCGAAAACTTCTTCGTCAAGTTCGTGACCAGCAAGACGCTTGAGCTCCTGGATGGAGATGGTTTTTACGTGCCCAGCGTACATCATGTCGTTGAACCCAGGGTCTTCTGTGTAGCTGTGGATAAAGCAAGAAGGGTCAACATACTCGGTCTTGATGCCTTCGTTGGGGTCGTTGCTCCTCTTCACAACGGCCATACCCAGAGACACCAAGTCGTTAACGCATCTTCGGAACACATTATCATTGAATGAGTTCCAGGAGAGAGTCATGTTGGTCCCGATCTGAGCAGCCATCTCTGCATCGGTTTTGATGTTGGTGCCCAACAAGATTTCCGCCTCCTCTAAAGAATCAGGAAGATTATCTGGATCGTCACCGATAACCATGCCTGTGCTTTCTTTAAGCTGCTGAAGTTGCTTCTTTGCCTCTACCTGTATCTCTATCTTTCTTTTTCTGTTGTTCTTTTCTGAAGAAGAGAGTGGATCAACAGCCTCAAGGTTTGGATACGGGTTACGAGACAAAATCTTATTCGCCACAACCCTAACAAACTTTGGAAGGATAGGAACTGGAGTGTAGTCAAGGTTAAGAAGAGTACCGTCTCCATCATTTGGAGCCAAAGATCTTAAAAGCTTCTTGTAGATATTCGTGTCCTGAGTGCCGTTTGCGTAATCCCTGCTTCTTTCGAAAATGACGTTTCTTCTGCCATACAACGAAGTAGCATTTGTGATCTTTCCCCACTGAGACTCAATGGCTTTTGCATACTGCAAGCCATAAGCATTGCTTTTTTTGGTCTCAGAGCTAGCAAGAGGGTCAGGAAAAGAGCTTTTACGCTTGTCGTTTGTGTAATTCATTTGTTGATAGCACTATAGGCGTATTTTGCAAATATAGCAAATACGGGCTAGACCTTATATTTCCTAAAAAACACCTTTTCCTGGAAGTTAGCCCGTTCTTTTTCTTTTGGTTTTTGAGCAGCCAAAAGCGCTAAGCCAGAACTGATCGTCAAGTCAAACTTAGTTCTCTTGTCTATCTTAAACCCAATCCAGTCCTCTAGCGTCCTGTTAAAATACATCTTTCCGACTTCTCCACTTTCGTGATCTATACCTACGTGCTCGTGGATGTATTTCTCTATGGACTGAGCGTGGGACTGAATGACATCCTGAGAGTTAGACGGTATCCCTTTTGTTTTAACGTTGACGTGTGAAGAGCTACTAAGTAGATGCTTGGGGCGGTCCATTAAGTAACCGTCGTAACCCCTTGATTCAAAGTATCTTACGATACCGTACTTGTTGTTCTCTACAAGTAGAGGGTAGCCATAGTAAAAGGCGCACATCAGAACGTCTTCATAAAAGATACTAGCAAGGTCTGGGCGAGAGGCGTACTCCACCACAAACATGTTGGGCGGACGGTTAAGACTAAACTTGTTGTACATGTGTAACGCCCCCTTCGATCCCCTTCCGTCTACCGTGGCATCCAGGTCATAGGAGTCAACGCCGCCGCAACCGTAGTCCGTAAACGGAGCAACCTTCTTTCCTCTTTCTAGCTTCAGTACGTTTCTGTGTTCTGGATCTGGCATCCAACAAACCCTGAACCTTCCGTTTGGAGTGGGAGAAAAAACAACCTGTTTGTCTTTCTCCTTCCATGTAAAGTTTCCCACCACAACGGGGTCTGGGAACAGCTCCTCGTTGTGTTCAATCTGCTGGTATATCTTACCTATATTAAACAGGCTCCCCTCAATGCTGTCTCTGAACGCTTCGTCTTCCGTAAACGGGAACTGCCTAGTCACCTCGTTCAGCTCCGATGGGTTATCCTTGAATGACCTACGCTCGTTCTTCAGGTAAGTCTTGCTACCTACAGAAATGAAGTCTCCGTCAATCCCCTCTACCTCTTGCTCTGGATCTTCAATAACTGGGTTTCCGTACCGATCAAAGAAACCTTCTAACGCATCGTAAGCTGGTATGAATATCCTGTACAGCCCCGATCTGGTTCTGCCGTTGCTGTTCCTGTCGTTAGGGTCGGAGTCATACCACAAGCCTTTGTACTCGCTACCCCCCTTATTCATGGGGTTCACGGTGCTACCTACGATAGCTTTTCCAACCACCTTTCTACCTACGATCAAACATGTCCGCTCGATACGCCACGCCTCTCGGATGTCGGTAGGCTTCTCCCACTTGCCCGCTTCGTCCAGGTACAGCATGTGCAGTTTCTCACCATCGTATGCGTTGTTTGTGGTGTTCTTCCAGTTGATGACCGTATTCAGTGCGTCACCCCTGTAAGATGTCTTGTTGTTTTTAGTGATCCGCTTGGATGGCTCACGGAAAGCCAGCTCCATACGTGGGTTCGTGGTACCGTCCTGGATGGGCTTGAAAAAGAAAGGGTAGCTGCGAAAGATCGCAACCACCTTCTTCATAAAAATATTTTCTTGCGCGTCTTTACCAGTCTTTGACTGAATGCCCAACAGCTTCT